TGTGACTGTTTGCTCGGCGTGGATGTCTTCGATAATTTGTCCAATGAAAGGACTGCTCTTTTGCGCTGCAAGGTAGCCAGCCGCCAATAGTCCAGGGCGTGCATGTTCATTCTCCCAACAAGTGAACTCGTTAGCTTGCAACATCCAATCCGGTATGGGCTTGACGCAGATACTATCCGCATCCACCGCAAACCCGCCATGCTCGTACAGTATCTCGTACCGCATGAGGTCAGCTACACCGTTTAGCTCTACCTTCCACATATCCTGTAGGTGCTTGGCATTACGCCACGAGGTTTTTACTAAATCCTCGTTGCCCCAAACTTTAATATCCCAATCAGGATTGTGATTGCGCCAAGTATCAATACAATTATCAGGTCGTTTAGATTCATCGCCTACCCAAACTATATGTAGTTTCTTAGGTATCACCATACACCTTGTCGTTTCATGTCCCGAATTTCCTCCGACTTAGCCCTTGCGTTAACTGTGGCAAGTGAGCCAGGCGGACGGCTGTAGAAATATCGAGGTGTCATATCAAACTTGACGGATGCACCAGCCTTGCGTAAATCTAACCAAAGCGCCCAATCTTCCCATCCGACATTACGGTATGGGTGCTTGAGCAACAATTCTCGTTTTACAGCGGAAGACACAATAAGCGGGTTTTGAGCGTTTATTTCCAAAGCCCTATCCCAAGTATAGGAATCGGGATTCATGCGCCCACCGCCCTCTATATCAAGCGCAAAGCCTATTATGTCGTGGACACCATCCACACCATCGAAATAGTGTGTGTAAGGTACATCGTCTATATCAGAACACGATACATAATCGCCCGTAGCCACTTGGATACCTGCGTTCCTAGCTAGACCTGCGTGCTTGGTCGTATTGATAACGACCCTATGCTCTGTGTCTAACGGCTTGTCAGACACAATAATAATCTCAGGCTTACCGGAGATTGCGGTAGCGGCTTGTAGCCATTGCTTACCGTATGTCTCCCAATAATTGCCCCAGCAAACGGTTACGATTGTGTGCATAAAAAAAGCCCCACGTTAGTGAGGCAAAGAACCAAGGAGATTGAGGTAAGTTTTCAGAAAACACTACCCCGCCCAAATGATACTATTTTTTGCTTTTAGGCGCAAGTTGTTTACATTCTTGTTGTTTTTCAGCAAATACGGACTTGTACAAGTTACCGCCTATAAGTGATGGCTTCCTGAGAATCTCCATTGCACCCTGCCGGATAGGTAGCTGGTCGATAGTAAATCCTTTGTATTCCATTGTTGTCTCCAGAATTAGGTGTGGGTTTCCATAAAGCAGGATCAAATTAAAGATTGGGTGAAGAGTGCGAGCGCCCGCCAAGATGCTCATGTTTTTCATACCCACTAAGGAGCTAACGCTTAGTACCCACGCAATGAATGTACCACAGGATAACTAACAGTTTTTACTATCGCTAACCCTAGTATTGTTAGTGTGCATATTTTGAGTGATAGTTTACCCAAGGGTGGTAAGCGTGTAGTTTCCTACGCCTTACCTGCCTGACCCATAGATATCTTAAAGATATATACCAGTCCTACACGGAGTTAATGTTCAGTCAGCATAGGTCTTGTCCCACCATGTCCCTATACCTTGTGCCGTACCCATTTAAGTCGGCGAGGCTTGCTCTGGGGTGTACAGTAGCCTATGTTCTATTCCACGCAGCCCATATAGGCTCTTGCTATCGTGTGGAGTACGGATGGTTAAGAAACAAAAAACCGCTTAAATCTGCATCTTGGTGAGAAATCTATCTTTGTGAGACAGAACGCCCTTTCGGGTCAAGACACAGACTTAAACGGTTTGCATCGGTTTCTCACACCAACACCTGAATTATACACGGAAAAAATCCCAAAAACCTAGCAAACAGTTAATGGGATTTTATTTGCCACAACTTAGGGAAAACACCTAGTGTACATTTGCAATAGAATGTATACAATTTCTTACATGGCACTAACGCCACAGGAGATAACAATGTACGACTACGAGCTACCTATGTATATCCAGACCGATACGGATGACGAGCAGCCTTGTGTTGTGGGTGTATCTGTACGCAAGCATATCCTATCGTCAGGCGAGGATTGCGGGATTCTGGATTACGACTACGACATTCTGGATACGGACGGTATTGTGCGTAAAGACTGGAATAGGTTTGACACCAGAGCGTTTGCAAAGTGTGTCAATTACAAACTTGAGATGGCAATGGGGGACGCATGAAAAACGACACAACAATATCTATCCGCATACCATCCGAGATACGGCAGCAGTTAGAAGACCTAGCAGCAGAGAACTGTCGCAGCTTAGGCGGTCAGGCTTTGCATTTCCTAAAGCTATCCCTGAGTAACATAAATGTTACCTCCGAGCCAAAAAGTATCCTAAAAGATACAAAGCCAAAAGTATCACGCCCGCATGATGTTTTAGCGCAAACATGGTTGGACTACATGGAAGTCCGCAGGGCTAAGAAGTCACCTATTACCGAGTCAGCTATCAACCAACTGCGGGCAGAGGCAGACAAGGCAGGATGGTCTCTAAACGAGGCTGTTATGGAGTGCTGCTCTCGTGGGTGGCTAGGGTTTAAGGCTGAGTGGGTAAACAAGGCGGGTAAGCAACAGGCGCTAGAGAACTCTAACCAACAGGCTGCGGAGGCTTTCATAAATGGTTGACGAAGATAAAAAAGAGTTTGCTCAGTTTATGGGCGGTATGTTTGCGGTCTACGGCAAGGAAGTTAGCACCATGCTTCTGCGTATATGGTTTGAGGCTTTGCGCCAATACGACCTGAAAGCTGTAAAGGACGCACTAGCTCGCCATCTGCTTAACCCTGATAACGGTCAATTCCTACCTAAACCCGCAGATGTTGTAAAACTTATTGGTGGTACTAATATTGATACTGCCCTGCAAGCCTGGTCGCTCGTAGACAAAGCTATCCGCTCTGTCGGCACATACCAAACCGTACAGTTTGCAGACCCAATAATCCACAGGGTCATACAAGACATGGGTGGGTGGGTACACCTTGGCAAGAAAGGGGAAGACGAGTGGGCGTTTGTGGCTAAGGAGTTTCAGACCCGCTACAGGGGTTTAAAGACCACAGGAGCACCGATTGAAGCACCGCAGGTACTCGTGGGTATCACAGACCAACAAAACGCTCTAGCGGGCGTTAATTTCAAATCTAAGCCAATCCTGATAGGACAGCGAAATGACACCATCCGCACGCTCGATAGCACTCATGAAGTCCCTAGGTTATCAGGTAGCTAATTGCGACCATTACAACTACTTCACCAAGCGTAGGCATGATCTGTACGGCTGTATCGACCTGCTCTGCATTGGTAACGGAGAGACGGTAGCGGTACAGGTTACGAGCAAGTCCAATATGTCTAGCAGGATTAAGAAGATTGAGGCGAGTGATGCTTTCCCTGAGATGCTACGGTCAGGATGGCGGGTGCTAGTACAAGGATGGTCAAAAAACGCTAAAGGACGGTACGAAGTAAAGGAGTTTGAGTTTTAAGTCTATTAGGGAAAGTCCCTATATACGCATAAAAGACACAGATTTACAGTTACATCACTTTACCAAGGAGCTACAAATGAAAACAATATCTACATACGATGCAACACTCTACGCAATTGCCGCTTTTGCCTTTGGCGCTTTGTTTGTGCTGGAGCTGCTATGAACCTCGAAACCAATGTCCGCATTATGCAAGCGTTCTCAGACGGTAAGTACCCGATCCGTGACGCAGAATTCTGGGCTGAACACATGAGCGATAAACACTTTGTTATGGACTTGCTAAAGACCATTTCCGAGGCTTACTACAGTCCTGATCCTGCAATTGGGGAAATGCTAGACAAAATAGAAGCACGAATCTACAAGGTGACAAAATGAAAGCAATAGCACAAGCGTTTGTTAAGGCAAAGCGAGAGTTTGCCCCAGCACTTAAAACATCTGTTAACCCACATTTCCGTAGCAAGTATGCCGATCTAGCTGCCTGTTTGGAAGCTGTAAACGATGCTCTCCTAAATAACGGGATTGCTGTATACCAAGAAACTTCTATGTGCGATAGCGGAGTGGTAGTAGAAACCGTATTCCTGCACGAGTCAGGCGAAATGCTTAAAGGCGGTATGTTGCACGTTCCCGCTAGTAAGCAAGACCCACAGGGCTACGGTAGCGCATTGTCGTATGCAAGACGCTACAGCATTATGGCGGCTTGTGGTATCGCAGGTGAGGATGATGACGGTAACGCAGCGTCCAGGCAGAAACCTACGGTAGATGTAGAGGTAGCGGTCAAGGCGATCCAATCAGCCGTAGACTTAGATTCACTCAAGACCCACTTTTCAGGCGCTGTAAAGCTGTTTAAAGGCGATACAGAGGCATTTGCAAAGGTCAATGCGGCTAAGGATGCTCGTAAGGCTGAACTTTTAGCAAAGGTGGCAGAATGATCGAGCAAGGCAGTCCCGAGTGGCTTGCCTTGCGTGCTGGCAAAGTTACTGCCTCCAAGGTATCGGATGTAATGTCATCCATTACAACAGCAGGGTATCGGAATTACCTTGCTGACCTAGTGGTGGAGCGGCTTACGGGTAACAAAACAGAGTCGTTTACCAATGCTGCTATGCAATGGGGAGTTGAACAAGAGCCTTTAGCTCGTGCTGAATACGAGGTTAAGACAGGTAGCTTTGTAGACCAAGTTGCCTTTGTTGAGCACGAGACTATCCCTATGTTTGGATGCTCACCGGACGGGTTGGTGGGCGAGGATGGGCTTATCGAGATCAAGTGTCCAAACACGGCTACGCATATAGATTACGTTATGCAGGACAAAGTGCCCACAAAGTACATCCCGCAGATTCAATGCCAACTAGCAGTTACGGGTCGGAAGTGGTGTGATTTCGTAAGTTTTGACCCAAGACTGCCGGATGGTTTACAAATGCTGATTGTCCGTGTTTACAGGGACGATGAGTATATCGAGAAGTTGCAAGACCGAGTAATTAAGTTTTTAGACGAAGTAAATAGCGCCGTTAACGGCTTAAAGGAAAAAATGAAATGAGTATCGCTTACGAAGTAATGGCATCTACAGGAAGCTACACAGACAAGAACGGCACTGAGAAGCGCCGTTGGCTAAAGTGCGGCATTGTTATGAACACCAAGACAGGCGGTCTAGCACTCAAGCTAGAGGCTGTACCTGTTGGCTCAGACGGTTGGTTTAGTTTGTTTGAGCCTAAAGCTAAAGACGAGCAGCCACGGCAGCGCCAGGCAAGCATTGCAGACGAAGAGTCAGACACACCTTTTTAAGGAATAATTATGAGCCATTGGCTAATCGCAGCGACCGGAGTTGCCTACCTATGGGTAAGTATTGAGCAATTCCACAAAGGCAATATGAGCACCGGAATGGTTTGGGCAGGTTATGCGTTTAGTCAAATTGGCTTATGGAAATTAGCATCATGAATATAGACAAAGACATTGAGATACTTAAATCAGGTTTAATTACAAAACAAGAGCAAATTGATTTAGCAGCAAAACTGCAAACAATTAAAAAAATAATTAGGGGTTTGGTTGAGCGTATAACCGAACTAGAGGAGAAATTAAACGATGCTTTAGTTGCCGAGCGTGATGCGTTTGAATCAGGCAAAGTAGAAGGGATGCTAATGGAGCGAGCTATAGCTGTTTTTTCTAAGATGAATGATGATATGGATCGAAATAAAAAATGAGCGAGCGTCCACAGAACTGCGGCTCAGGCTTTTGTAGCTGCATAGAGTGTCCATACGAGCCAAGCACTAAAGCTAACGATACCCAAGTAGGCGGCACGCATTACAGGCTAACTATTGAGCCGTGGGATTACATTATCCAAAACAATCTAGGATACCTAGAGGGCAACATAATCAAATATGTAACACGATATAAGGGTAAACACGGGGTAGAAGATTTACAAAAAGCTAGGCATTATCTCGATAAGTTAATTGAAACACTTACGGAGGATGAATCATGGGCAAAGCAGACAAAATAAAGACAACAATAGAATTTTTGCAAACGGGTAGCAAGCTAGATATAACGGCAGCTATTGCAATCTTGCAGTCTATTCGTGATTCAGACGATGCGTGTACAAACTGTATCAGCCCTCGGGAATGTGAGTTTTATGACCGCTGCCAAAAGGGTGATAAGTTGAGATGAGAGCCTCAGAGATGCAAGAATTGCTTAGAGGGTGCAGACAATTCATTGCGCTCTTGTGCGATGAGTTTGAGCTTGAATATCCACTAGAACTGTTTGCGGAAATTGCCGTAGCGTTAGGCGAGACAAATGATTAAGAATACCCATCCGTTGTGCTTTGACAGTTTGGCGCAATATAGCTTGTGGAAAGCAGCCGCTAGGCAGAGCAACCCAGGCGGCTCGCATATCTGCGCCGACTGTACACCGGAGTATCAGGCAAAGATGATAAAAGACCAAAGATGTGCAAAACCTTTGGCGAGGTTTATCAAGCAAGATGGCGAGCTTGTGGGGAAAGCCAAATGGAGAGAGTAAAGTTTACCCTTACCGCAGACAGGTCTAGGGTTAAGCACATTATAGACATATCACCCGATGGGTGGGTAGTAGAGGTGCGAGAGCCTAGCCGTACAAAGGATCAAAACGCCTTGTATTGGGCTACCCTGCATGACCTGTCGGAAAATGTAAAGATAGACGGTAAACAGTATTTGGCTACCGTTTGGCATAAATACTTTAAGGAAAGATTCCTGCCTGGGCGCATCATAGAGCTACCCTACGGTCATATCGTGGAAGCCGAGCCTAGTACGGCAGACCTTACGAAAGAGCAGTTTAGTGAGTTTATAGAGCAAGTCATGGCGTTTTATCACTCAAACAAGGAATGATTATGAAAACAATACTAGCCATTGCGCTAATAGTATCCAGTACGACAGTCTACGCACGTTGCTTCTCGTCTACCTTTGTAACTGGAACAAAAGTAACTGTGTGTACAACTTGCTGCACACCAACAGGATGTATGACAAGCTGCCTATGACACACAATACTTACTCTTTGGTGCTCAAGATTGTTACGGAACAAAGTCCCATAAATTTAGAATCCGTAGCTAGGAACTTTGAGCTTTCGCCAAGGCACATACAGCAAATTCTGACTAACTTGCACGAAGCTATGCTCATATATGTAAAGGAGTACCGTCCTGACAAGCGCAATTGCTTGCGCCCTTGGTATGCAGCAGGAAACGAGGTGGATGCTGAGAAGCCTCCCGTTAAGTACGCTACGGAGCGCAGAAAGGAAAGACTGTTAGCAGCTAAACAGCCATTTACCCCACGCAGGGATGTAGCCTCGGTATGGATGACGCACCTGTAGATACTTGGTCGGAGGAGTGGCGGCTAGAGTGTGAGGCTCGCCATGTATTAGGTCTAAAGGACAAAAAGTCTCGTACTGCCTACTTGGGCAGGATTAGAACTAAACGTGGCGATCAAGCCGCAGAAATATTAGAGGGAGCTGTGTATCGTGCGTGGAAACTATCGAAACAAGAAACTGCTTGAGGTTGTCAGACAGTCACCCTGTCAGCATTGCGGAGCAGAGGACGGGACTGTAATTTCAGCTCATAGCAATTGGTCGGAAGATGGTAAGGGTATGGGGATTAAGGCTCACGACTACAAGATAGCAGCATTGTGCTTTAGGTGTCATTCAGAGCTAGACCAAGGTAAAGCCATGAGCAAAGACGAACGTAAACAAATGTGGCAAAATGCACACAATTCTACTATCGCTTGGCTGTTTACCTCGGGGAAGATAAAGCTATGAGCTTAAAAGACAGACTTGTTAACTGGTCGTTTGCCATGCAGGGTGCTACTGGTCCACAACCAGATAACCATTGTAGGTCTGCCGAGCGTATGTATACGCCCGAGACGGGATCGGTTTGGGATGAAGAGCCGGAGGATAAGATTGAGCCAGATGTGCTCGATGCTAACTTAGTAGAGATAGCCGTGTGTGGATTGCGTACGGATTTGCGTACCGTTGTAAAGGCACGCTATATTAGTTTTCCGTACCACAACATAAATCATGTGGCGCACTTTGTAAGAATGTCACCAAAAAAGTTTACAAACAACTTGGAAGAAGCACACCGCAAACTATCCAAGAAACTAGGAGAGCAAGATGGAAGCACAACTACTTAACCCTGAGTTTGTCTACACGCCAATCGGCACTTGTATTACTAATCGCTGGCGTTTGCAAGGATGGATTCCTGCGAGCGAGGATCAAGAGGTAATTGCCAAGTGGCAAAAGATTCAGGCGTTATCAGCCAGGACTACTTTAGTTTCTTGACCCATTCGTAACAGGCGGCTGCGTAAGCGGCTGCTTCATCTGCCCTGCGGGACTCGTTAAGAAGAAATCCCGAAGCCTGATCTGAAAGTCTTGCGCCGGAGGTGGCGTTGTTAGGATTGCCGGAGGTATCGGGTTTGCCGGACACGGAGCAACTATTGGTGGCGTAACGGTCGTACATCCCTGCATACTCACTAGCAAGCCTAAGATTGTCAGCAAATAGATCATCGAGCTTTTTACGGTTTTCAACATGGCTTACCTCTATCTCGTTTGCTAACTTGGCGTTATTACGCTCGGTTTCAATCAACTTATCCACAGCCTGACGCAATGCAATATTAGCCTCGTTTTGCATCTTGCCGACCATAGCCTCGTGCTTGTTGTTTTTGTACTCTGCGGTCAGATACCAACCAGACGCAGAGCCTAGACCAAATGCTAAGACAATAGCTACAAGCGTAGAGTTAAGGTTTGTTAGCAGGTTTAATATGTATGTCATCGTATGTCGCAAACCCTATATAAGCCGCTACTACAGCCCCTACAAACCCGTAGAAAGGTAGGGCAATCTGCCCCAATGTAGCCGATTCTGTAGCCAAGATAAGCAAGGGAAAGAATAGACCGCCCAACATGGATAGCCAAGCCATCTTGCGCCGATTGCGCCAGCGGTCAGTATCCGGTAAGGTCGATTGAGGCGTATCTTGCATTTCCTGCCATCCGGTTAATCCAGCCACGCCCAAAACTTTCCCATGTACTATTTACCGTGTAAAAGTTTAGGCGGTCTGCCATCATCTTAAAAACGGTTCTCGTGACATTAGACGCATTTGTTTTAGAAAGGGTCTCGTTACCTACACTTCCGTCAGGAACAGCGCCTACGGCTTTCTGAAGCCATTTAGCGGCATTACCTGCGCCGTGGTTTACACAGCCATCAAAGAATTGGTATGCAATAGGAAATGGCATCTCGCCGCACCTATTTTTATCCCAAAAGGCACGCTTGTAGATAACTATCGCCTCGTTACGGTTCATGGTCTTCATGTCACCATGAAAGCCATTCTCTCGTGCTGTGCCGATAGTTACACCCCAATTGGTCTCGCCGCCCAAATCTTCCTTGATATTGGCGTAACCGCCCTCATGTCCCAAGACTCGCTCGATAGCTATGTCAAAGCTCATTTTTTCTTACGCTTCCATTTAACAAAGTCTGCACCCTCAAACGGGTCCCAAAACACTTTAACCATGTCTGGGTGATCTTGAGGTAAATCAGGGTTAATAACTGTCATACAAGCAGGGGAGAGAGACTGATCCCTAAAACCACGCTCTTTTGCGTAACTGTCAAAAATCTTGTAGCTTGCAACTTGGATAGCATGGCAGACCTTGCCTGTAGACGGGTCTTTAATCAACCCGTAGCCGGAGGTGTGTTTGTGTCCACTAATCATAATGTGGTCACGCATACCCATTTGCGCCGCTTTCATCTGCCCGTGTGTAGGATTCCATTGTGAATGTCCGGCAAAATCATGCCGAGCATTAACGATAATCTCCCGCTTGTTTGGAAAGCGTAGACCGATACGGCACTCACTTGATTGATACAGGGTATTAGACTGCTTGCTGATCCACTTAATAGGGTCGCTAGAGCCTGACCATGCATCGTGATTACCGCCGATCATATACAGCCATCTCGTGCGGTGTATGAACCACTCAGCTAGTTTCCATGCTTGATCTGCGGAGGTGCTTTGGTTAGCATACAGCCTCGCCAAGCGTCCAACCCAGTTGTTAGTGGTATCGCCTACGTTAGCGCCCCAAATGCCCTCTTGGTGCGTTAGATCACCGTGTTGGCGTATTGCGTCTAGGTCTGTACCGTCATCGTCCACATGAGGGTCTCCAAAGTGGAGAATCCCGATCACGCCTGGGATGTGTACCTTTATCGGAATAAGTTTAGTAGCCTCTTGGTGTCGCTTTTTCTTTTCAAACTGCTTAATCCGGTGCTCAACCAAGTCCTCGACATCTATGTCATCGTCCGGCAGGTTAGATACCGTGAATTCAGGTTTATATGTATCGCCATTAGGAAAACGCATCTTGTATGCGTTTAGCCGATGTGACAAAGTAGTAACCGGAATCTTTAGAGCATTTGCCGCAGCTTGTTTACTAGGAGCCTCTTGTAAAGCGTTCCAAGCCTCGGCAAGCAACTTATCTGCTATGGGTGGTGTTGGCATATAGCCCTCAAGTTTTTAGATCACCTAGCTTGGTAATCTTTTGAATCATCCCTTTTGGAATGAAGATAAGGTTAGCGCAATCCTCGGGAAACCAAGTTTGTGCAAGCATCACGCCTTTCTTATTCTGCTTAACGAGAAACCCTGTAGACCAACAAGGCTCTGCGGTAATCTCTGTATTTTCCCCAAACATCCATCCGTCTAGGTGGTATGCGTCTATCCATTTGACTATCACTAGCTTGGGGCTTTTCATGTTTAATCCTATGGTTTAAACCGTTCATACAGAGCTACTATCACCGCCCCAAACCCTGCTACCCATAGGATAGGTTTAGCAATCTTGGCAATCCAATCTAGGACTATAAATGCACCCTTAGCTGCTCCAAAGGCGCTTACTACTTCTGCTGTACTCTCGGTTAACCTGTCTACTTTTACTTCAACAGCCACTAAGCGGTCGTAAATCTCTCGGTGTGTAACATCTTTTTCCATCGTTTGCTCACAAGAAAAACCCGCCGTAGCGGGTATTTATAACACATTCTTAATACTATTCATCATTTGTCTGAACAATATCTTTCGGTGTTGCCGCTTGCATGGCTTGTATCAATTGGAATACCTCACCGTATGGACGAGTGCCAAGGTAGCCAAGAATAGCGTTTGCAAGCTCAATGCTGATTGTCATGTCTTTCATTATGCTGACCAAGGTAATGGTGGTGTAACGATAGGAGGATTAACCTGATTCTCAATCTGCTGCTCAATGTTAGCGTTGATCGCTGCTACTTGCTCAGAACCCATCATGTCCTGCACCCAGCCCACCACTTGCGCTAGTGTAAGGTCAGCGTAAGGCGTAAATGGTGACTTAGGTGTGTATGGGTTAAGTGTTTGTGAGCCGTAGACCGTAGCGTATAGGGGTGTGCCAGACGTATCATCTACGCCGTTTACACGCCATGCTACGGAGATTACTACGTCAGTCTGCCCTTCTTCCTGTGGGATACAGGAGAGTTGTTCAATTTGCCATGTGATAGTAGACATATTAGATTGCCTCTAGTGCGGTTAAACGGGTTGTAAGGTTTTGGATTAGGGCTTGTTGTTCTTGGATAGCAGCGGTGAGAGTAGCCACAAGGAACGAGGTATCTACGCCTTGGTATTGTGGTTTACCTTCAGCGTCTACCGCATCTTTAGTTCCTGTAACGCAATCGGGGACTACGGCTTGCAGTTCGTGAGCGATAAAGCCTTGACCGTTAGACCCGTCTGCTTTCCATGTGTAGGTAACGGGTTTAAGTGATGCGACTTTCTCAAGCGCACCTATCATGGGTTGTACGTTTTCTTTAAGGCGATAGTCTGATGATGTGTTGTATGAAGTTGTTGACCCAGAAGTTAAAATCTCGCCTTGAGCGTATCCGTTAGGGTTTTTAAAAGCAATCATTGCCGTAGACGCTGTTGAACCAGAAGTCATTACAAGTCCACGACTTGCAGAACTTCCGCCAGTAAAACTTATAATTGCTTTAGCATTATCAGCATGAGTCGTAGTCCCCACCAGCAAGTTGCCAGCGGCACTGATCCGCATCTTTTCATCGCCCGCAGACCAATCTGCTGCGTCTGTAGCTGAATCTACATAAAAAACAAGAGGGCCAGCACCGTTTGGACTTTCACGAACTTGCGCTATTGCAGACTTTGAAT